GACTGGTCGCGGTGATCCGCACCATCGTGGGCGCCGTGACGGCTGTGATCAGCGCAGTGGGCAGCTTCGCTTCCCGGGTGATCGGTGTCTTCAACAGCGTGCGGTCATCGGTGACCGGCGCCGTCCTGGGCCTGGTGTCGACGGTGACCGGCGCCTTCCGGTCCATGACGAACGGAATCACGTCCGTACTCGGTGGCCTGATCGGGCGCGCGAAGTCGGCCGTCAGCGGCGCGGCCAGTGCGCTCGTGTCCGCCGGTGCCGACCTGATCCGGGGCATGATCAACGGCATTAAGTCCATGGCTGGGTCCCTGGTCAGCGCGGCGAAGGGTGTGGTCAGCGGCGCCGTGGACGGCGCGAAGTCCCTGCTGGGCATCTCGTCCCCGTCGAAGGTCTTCGCCGAGATCGGCAAGTTCGTCGGCCAGGGCTTCATCAAGGGTCTTCAGGGGACCGAAGCGGACATCCGCCAGGCGGCCGAACAGGTCATTGGCAAGATCCGCGACGCGTTCAAGGGAAAGAACACCCGACTGGACGACCGGCTGATTGCTCAGGTGCAGGCCACCACGAAGCGGCTGACGAAGCTGGCCGCCGAACGGGACGCGGTCGCAGAGAAGATCAAAAAGGCCAACGAACTTGCGGCCAGCGTCACCCAGAACGCGCTGTCCGCGTTCAGCCTTCAGAACCTGGCGAAGAACGGTGGCGGGGTCCAGCAGCTGACGGACGGCATCGAGTCGGCCATCACCCAGATTCAGAAGTTCAACAGCCAGATCAACAGCTTGGCGAAGCGCGGCCTTCGGAAGGACCTGCTTCAGCAGATCATCGGACTCGGGCCCGAGCAGGGCGCCGCTCTGGCCACGTCGCTGGCCGGTGCGACCGCCGACCAGCTGGACGACCTGAACGAAGCACAGAAGCAGCTGGCCGCCGCGTCGAAGAAACTCGGGCGCGACAGCGCGGACAACCTGTTCGACGCGGGCAAGGAAGCGTCGAAGGGGTTCCTGGCTGGCCTGAAGGCGCAGCAGGACGACGTGGAAGACCTGATGCTGACGCTGGCGCGCGCCATGGCGAAGAGCATCCGTGCCGCGCTCGGCATCAAGTCGCCTTCCCGGGTGTTCCGCCAGATTGGCCGGTACACCATGGATGGACTGAGCGTCGGTGTGGAAGAGCGGCTGAACAACGTCCGGCGGTCGGTTCTCGGGGCTGCGTCGGCCATCACGGACCCGTTCGGCGGTTCCGGGTCGCTCGGGTCCATCGCGGTCACGAGTGGCCGTCAGGCGGCCACTGGCGGACGCGGAACGACAGCAGCCAGCCGGTCCCAGGTCAACCACATCACGATCAACGAAGTGGGTGACGGCCAGGTGACCGCTGACCGCATCCTGAACCGGCTGGCGCTGGCGGGTGGTGGCCTGTAGGTCCGGACGCGGAAAGACCCCCGTACCGCGACGGTACGGGGGTCTTTCGCTGTCGCTCGATCAGGACATGTCCGCCACCACAAACCAGCTCGGTGGTTCCAGGTCCGGGAACAGCCGGTCCCAGCCCATGACTTCCAGGAACCGTTCCAGCTGGACGTCCCAGTCCCGTGTGTCTTCGTCCGGGACGATCCGTGTGTACGCGCCCAGCGTGGCGCTGTCGCACTTCGTCACGACGAAGAAAAAGTCCGCGTCGTAGTCACCGGCCTGAAGGTGACCGACTTCGGGGCAGAACGCCTTCAGCGTCGGCACGGACAGCGCCTGGTCCACCTGCTCACCGGGGCCACGGCCGGTGTCGTCGTAGTGGTACGGATGGACGGGGATGCGAACCCCGTACGCCACGTACGCTTCGTGACTGAACCCCATCAGCTCTTCCTTCCGTGGAACGGCCGACCGGCCGCCGTCGCGGGACGGCGGCCGGTCGGGTGAGGCTGCTTACCACCAGCTGGACTTCCGCTTCGCGGTCGTCTTCTTCGCCGGACGTTTGGCCGCCGTCTTCTTCGCGGCCGGTTTCCGCTTCGGCGCAGCGCGTTTCTTCGGGGGCGACTTCACCAGGCCGCGCGCGGCGAAGCGGCTGGACGCTTTCTTCACGACCCGCTTTTTCGCCTTCGTGACCTTCCGCTTCACAGCCTTTTTGGCTTCGCGCTTCACGGCCTTCGTGAACATCCCCATGGCCGTTACCGCCGTCCACCACCGACACGCGGCGCGGGGGCCGGTGCGGGGGCCGGTGCGGGGGCGGGCTTGTTCATGTTCGGCTTCGAGCCGCTGGACGGGTTCTTCGTGTCCGTCTTCGGCGCCTTGTTCACCGGCGGCTTCAGCGTGCCGGGGACCGGCTTGTATCCGGGGGTGTTGCGCGCCGACTTCGGCAGCTTGTAATGCGGGACCGTCTTGCCCTTCGGGCTGCCGTAGTGGTAATGCCCGTCCGTCACGCTGAAGAACAGCAGCAGCGTGGTGGTGGTGGTGGTGCTCGTCCGGCAGTCGTCGCGGTCGTCCACCGAGCAGGCGGCGGTACCCGCGACCAGCGCGCCGGTCAGTGCGACGGCGGCCAGCGTGCGCTTCGCGTTCATGCAGGGGTCCTTCCCTATGTTCCGGTCGGTGCGTTGAAACCATCATGCAGTATCTGGTGAGCCGATGTCAAGAGCCCGTGTTGCAATGCGGGCAGTGAACGCAGTAGTTCCGAGACTGCTGCAAGTCCTGCATGTTCTGTCCGTGGGTCCCCCAGCGCAGGTGTGCAGGGTTCCAGCACCGTGTGTTGTCGCAGCTGTGCAACCCGTGATTGGCAGGCGCGGCCGGACGTGGACGGCCGTCCGCTTCCATCACGAACCACATGACTTTGTCCGGGCCGATCGTGGGGTATCCCCGGCTGATCGTGCCGCCGTACCCGTTCAGGTCCGTCCAGCACGGCAGTGTGTCCCAGTCGGTCCAGCAGGACGAGCGGTCGCGGTTCGCCACAGCGTCCGCGATGGCGGCCAGGCCACGGGGCCGCACTTCGTCCCGGGGCGCGATGGGACGACCGTACAGACGCATCCGCTGGGCGTGCTTCGCGCAGTACGGATCACCGTTGATGTGACTGGCGCTCGTGCGTCCGCAGTCGCCCACACAGCAGGTCTTCGGCTTGTTCCGGGGCTGTCGCGCGTTCATGTCGTGGTTCCTCTTCGCGGTATCGTGGTGCTGTGCTGCTGGCGGTAGGCCGGGCGAAGCCGGACCTGGAAGGCAGCCGTCATGAGCTGTGATCTGATTGCGAACGCTGACGTCGTCCGCGTCACGAAGCTGGACCAGTGCGGAACCCCGATCGTCGGGCCGAACGCCTTCGTCAGCGAGTGTATCGCATCGTTGGCCATGAACCCCAACATCGACGAGCAGGACGACATCCTTTACCGCGCCGCGAACGGCAACCTGTGCGGCGTGAAGCGCGGCTGCCCGACCCTGCTCGGCTACGACCTGGAATTCAACTTCTTCCAGGTCAGCCCCGAGCTGACCGATGTCCTGACCGGCAACCCGGTGGTCATGGACTTCGCCGGTGACCCGGTCGGCAACGACTCGTGCAACATCCAGTGTGACCGTGGCTTCGCCATCGAGCTGTGGTCCGAGCTGATCGCGCCCGTGTGTTCGACCACCGGGAACCAGCGGTACCTGTACACCCTGATCCCGTGGGTGACCAACGGCTACATCTCGGATCTTGAGATCGGGTCCGAGCAGGTCACCTTCCAGCTCGTCGGCTCGTCGCGCGCCGGTGGCAACTGGGGTGTCGGACCGTACGACGTCGTGGCGACGGACATCGCGAACACCCCGGGGCCGATGCTGACCCCGCTGGGTGCCACCTGCCACCGCCGGATGCAGATCACGACCATCGCGCCGCCGGTCCCGTCCTGCGAATACGTCGCGGTCCCCGCGTGATCTGAACGCGACACCCGCAACGGCCGCCGTGGCATCTGCGACGGCGGCCGTTGCAGCACCGGCCACCGCCAGGAAGGAACCGATCATGATCCCGTCATCGGGACCGTGCGCACCGATCGACATCGACACGACGTGCTTCGACGTACCGGACGACACGCCACAAGCCACCATTGACATGTGGCAGCGGGTGGCCAGCGACTACCTTCGCACGATCACCGGCAACCGCTACGGACCCAGCTGCCCGGTGACCGTGCGTCCCTGCTTCGGCCCGTGCGGCGGCCAGGGCGACGGTTACGGCTGGTGGTACGGCGGCGGACCCCTGCCGCTGGCACCGGTCGGCGGCGCCTTTTACCCGTACCTGGGACTGGACGGCGGCATCCGGAACTTCCGGGGCTGTGGCTGTGGTGAGCGACTGTGCCAGTGCGGTTCCACGCTGTGCCGTCTGCCTCTTCCCGGGCCCGTCTTCGACGTGACCGCCGTCTTCATCAACGGCGTGCAGCTGCCCGCGAACCAGTACCACCTTCAGGACGCGAAGTACCTGGTCCGGGTCCCGCTCGATCCTGACAACCCCATTGATCCGCTGCTGGGTGACTGCTGGCCGACGTGCCAGGACTTCGCCATCCCGACGTCCACGGGCGAATCGTCCCGCAACACGTTCTTCGTCGAATACCGTACCGGCCTGGGCGTGCCGCCGATGCTGACGGCGGCCGTCACCGCGCTGACGGCCCACTTCGTCCGGGGCTGCTCGGGCTGTGGCTGCGGCGCGGACACAAGGCAGAACCTTCAGCGGCTGTCGCGCCAGGGTGTGGAACTGGAATTCGCGGATGCCCAGCAGGTCTTCACAGACGGACGGACGGGAATCGAGATCGTGGACTTCGCCATCCGCGCGCTGAACCCCAGCGGGCTGCCGCGCGCCATGCGCGTGTTCAGCCCGGACATGACACCGCGACCGACGTACAGGGGCTGATCCGTATGGCCATCTCGCTGCTGGCCGTCCAGCAGGCCGCTGACAACCTGCTCGGCTGCGTCTGTGACGCGCTGGCGCGCATCCCCACCGAAGTGCCCGGCCTTCACGGCTGCCCATGCCGGACCGGGGTCGTACCAGGCGCACCGGCGGCCGACAACTGCGGGGAAGGCTGCGGCACTCTGCCGGACGGCCAGTATCCCGGCCAGCTGACGGTGAACGTCGTCCGCACGTACGTGGCTGAGCTGCCCCGGTACACCAACCTGCAAGCCGTCCGGCTGGAAGACACGAACTGTGGACCGGGCGCGGTGACGGTGGTGGACCTGGCAATCACGCTGTGGCGCTGCGCCCCGGGCCCGAGTCAGGACGGCTGCCCGCCCACGATGGACGAGCTGGCGGCCACGGCCATGCAGACGCACGTGGACCTGTTGACCATCACACAGGCGGTCACGTGCTGCTTCCCGGGCACAGACACGCAGCGCCGGAAGGGGCGCCGGTACTCACTGGGCCAGTCCACGGTTCTGGGTCCGCAGGGTGGCTGCGTGGGCATACAGACGTCTGTGACCGTCGCCCTGGACGGACTGGCGCCGCCGGTCCCCGTAGGCCCGTAGAACGGCGCACAGCGCTTCGAGGGGAATGGACGGCCGTATGGGCGCGTCAGTACAGATCGACCAGTCCCGGCTTCAGCGGCTGCTCTCAGCTGTCGGCGGTCCCGGTGACCGGCTGCTGACCCGGAAGGCGGAACGGGTGGCCGACCTGGCGCGCACGTACGCGGCTGGCCACGGCTCGATCCCCGAAGGCATCCAGGTGGGCCCGGTCGTGGACAAGTCCGTGAAGGTCATCAGCACGAACCCGCACACGGTTCTGGTCCACAACGGCAGCAGGCGGCACCAGATCAGGCCGCGCCGCGCCGGTGGGTATCTGCGGTTCGAGGTAGGCGGGCGCGTGGTGTACGCACGGCAGGTGAACCACCCCGGCTACCGGGGTGACCCGTTCCTGACCCGGGCACTGCGGGACGCGGCATAAGCCGGGACGTCCCGCGTTTCCCGCGAAACGCGGGAAGGGGAAAGCCGCAGGTCAGACGGTGTTTGTGACTCGAACTTCCCGCGTTCCCGCGCCAGAACCAAAGACTTCCACATACATACCCCCACGTTCCCCGGAACGTCACCTTACGTACGCGCGCGCGTACACAGAGTCACGGGAACGTGACGATGTACATGTATGGGAAGTCTTTGGTTCTGGCGCGGGAACGCGGGACATCTGCCTTCCATCTGGCCGCTGACCTGCGGAAACAGGCTTCCCGCGTTTCGCGGGAAACGCGGGGGTTCCCTCGTTACGTCAGGGTTGCTAAGCTGTAGTTGCACCCACCAGCCAGCGGAAGGACCCAATCGTGACCGCAGTAGAGATCATCAGCTTCGGATACCTGCACGACGAGCCGCCGGAAGCGGACCTGACCTTCGACCTGCGTCGGCGCTTCCGGGACCCGCACGTCTCGCGAGAGCTGCGGTACATGACCGCGAACGACGAGCCGGTACGCGCGGCCGTCCGCAACACCCCCGGCATCCTGGACCTGGTGGAAGCGGCGGCCGAAGCGGTCGCGGCCTTCGCCGCTGGCCCGAGCGGCGGGAAGGTTGTGGTGGCTGTGGGCTGTGCCGGTGGCCGCCACCGCGCGCCGACCTTCGCCATGCTGCTGGCTGAGCAGCTGCTCATGAACGGTGCTGACCCGGTCATCTGCGTCATTCACCGGGACCTGGACCAGCCGGTGGTCCAGCGCTGACGAGCAGAACCAGGGGCGGCCGGTCACCGTGACGGCCGCCCCTGGCGTGTCGGTAGGCTGGCCGTACCGGAACCGACGGAAGGAACCCCATGCTGAACGTCTTCGAGCTGGCCGCACTCGGCTTCGCCGCGTACCGCGTCACCCAGCTGATCGTCTGGGACTCGATCCTGGACGGCTGGCGCCAGCGGCTCGAAGTCTGGCACGCGAAGCGCTTCGAGTCGAAGGCACGGACCTTCGTCCGGGACCTGCTGAAGTGCACGTACTGCACCGGCTTCCATGCCAGCTGGCTGACCGTCCTGGTGTACCTGCTGGCGTCCGGCCAGTGGTCGTCCGGCTTCGGTGGCTTCCTGCTCTTCGGCATCCAGTCGTTCGCGGTCGCCGGGGTGCAGTCGCTGCTGAACCGCTGGGACGACACCCGTCCCGGGCGGGACTAGTTCTGTAGCAGTGTGGTATCATCTTCACATGAAGCAGATGACGGGGCGCACCGCGAAGGCATGGCAGCTCTTCCTGGACCACGTGACCGCCCAGGGCGGGACGGTCCTGGAAGACGGCTGGCTGGGCGCCAGAGAACCGCACCGGGTGCGCTGCGCCGGTGGCCACGTCGTTACCCCGCGCCCCAACAACGTGGCCCGTCAGGGCTTGTGCCGCGTCTGCGGCGGCCGTGACTCAGCCGCTGCGGAAGCGGCCTTCCGCGCGACGCTGGCCGACCAGGGCGCCGCGCTGCTGGAAGACGGCTGGCGGGGGAAGGACACCCCGCACCGTGTCCGCTGTGCCGCCGGTCACGAGTGCGCGCCCTGCCCCGGCAGTCTGCGGCGCGGCTCTGGCGTCTGCCGCGTCTGTGCCGGTCGGTCCTGGGATGTGTTCTACGTCGTGACCGGTCCGGACGGGGTGAAGTTCGGGATCACGAGCGGGGACCCGCGCCCGCGTCTGGTCGACCACCGGCGCGACGGATACACCGACGTGGTCCGGCTGCACACCGGCCTGACCGGGACGAGCGCGCTGGACCTGGAAACCGAGCTGAAGCGGCTGCTGAAGGCTCTGGACGTCGCGCCGGTCCGTGGCCGCGAATACTTCCCCGCGTCCGTCCTGCGGCCGGTCCTGGCCGTCGTGGACGAGTGGCTGGACTGAAGCCGCCGGTAAGCTGGTCCCCACCGGCCACAACCGAAGGGGACCAGCGTGGGCGCTATCCAGTCGATCACAGCGGCAGCGACCCGCATCCTGACGAAGAAGAAGAGCGGCGGGCAGTCGAGCAGCAGCGGCCTGGGCACCATCGCGTGGGACCTGTTCGATACGGTGCCTGAAGTCGGGACGTATGCGGACTGGGTCTCGAACGCGCTCAGCGGCGCGCGGCTGTACGCGGGGACCGCACAGCCGGACGGGACCGTGAAGCCGCTGCCGGACACGAGCCGCGCGGCCGAACTCGTCCGCTCGATCGCTGGCGGCGCCGACGGTCAAAAGGTACTGCTGGGCGACTTCGGCACGAACCTGGCCGTGGCCGGTGAAGCGTGGCTGATCATCATCCCGAAGGCAGACAGCGACAGCTTCGCGGACGACCGCTGGGTTGTCCTGTCCACGGAAGAAGTCAAGGTCCAGCGGGGCAAGATCAAAGCCACGATCGACGGGGAAGACCTGGACATCCCCGAGTACGACCCGGACGCGCCGGAAGACCCGGACGCGCCCGTGGCCATGCGCGTATGGAAGCAGTCGCCCAGGAAGCGTGAGCGGGCCACCAGCCCGGTCATCCGGGCCATCACCGTGCTGGAAGAGCTGCGCCTGTTGAACGCTGCCGTGGCTGCCATCGCACGGTCCCGCATCACCGGCCGTGGCGTCCTGCTCGTTCCCGCCGGGACGCGGTTCCCGACGCAGCCGGGCACGGACAGCCAGGAAGACAGCCTGCTGGACACCTTCATCGAAGTTGCGTCCACAGCCATCCGGGAACCCGAGTCAGCGGCGGCCACCGTCCCGATCGTGCTCGAAGTCCCCGGGGACCTGATCAGCGGCGTGAAGCTGCTGCGGTTCGATTCCGAGTTTGACGCGCTGGCGCTTCAGCTGCGGGACGAAGCCATCCGGCGCTTCGCCACCGGCGCCGACGTCCCGGCGGAAGTCCTGCTGGGTCTGGGCGACACGAACCACTGGGGTGCCTGGGCCATCACCGCCGAAGCCCTGAAGATGGGTGCGGAACCCCGGCTGGGACTGGTCTGCCAGGCACTGACGAACGAATGGCTTCAGCCGCTGCTGGCAGCCGAGAACGACCCGGACGCGGCGGACGTCGTGGTCTGGTTCGACACGGCCGCGCTGCGCTCGTCCAGCAACAAGGCGGCCAGCGCGCTGGAAGCGTTCAAGGAAGGGTTGATCAGCGCGGAAGCCGCCCGGCGGGAACTCGGCTTCACCGAGTCGGACGCGCCGGAAGGTGCCGACGCGCAGGGCCAGCAGGATGACGAAGACGCACCCACCACCGAAGGGGAAGAGCTGCCTGTGAACGACACCCAGGGACCACCGGTCACGCAGCCGGGGCTGGACACCGTGGCCGCGTCGGCTGCGCTGGCGCCCGCGCTCGTCGCGGCCGTGGACGGAATGGTCTGGTCCGCGCTGTCGGCTGCCGGACAGAAGATCATGCGCACGCCAGCGTGTCCGCGTCCGGACCGTGGCCGCGCTCGGGACCTGGCCGCGTCCGCCAGCGTCCACACCCGGCATCCGGTCACGAGCCGCGAAGACATCGCGGCCTGGCGCCTGCTGGACGGCGCCTGGGTCCGCGTGCCCGAGATTGCGGCGCGGTACGGCGTGGACGGGGAAGCGCTGACGGCCGCGCTGGACGAGTACGCCACGGCGCTGCTCATCACCGGCCAGTCTCATGTGTACGACAACGTCACACGGATGCTGGCCCAGTCCGGCATCCTGCCTTCGACCCTGCTCGGGATGGTGGCGAAGTGACGGACGACGAGCTGGAAGCACTGCTGGAAGAGCTGGAAGAGGCTCTGCTGAAGGACGTGCAGGGTGCGCTGGACGACACGGCCCAGGACTTCCTGTACGCCGTGGACCGGGCCACAGAGCTGGTCGCGGCACGCTTCAGCGTCTCGGGCATCCGGAACATGTGGCGGCGGCGGGTCGGCACGATCATGAACCGTCTGCGCTCGATCTCGGGGCGCGCCGCGACCGCTGCGGCCGAAGACGTCGGGGACCGGCTGCCGCGCGGCTGGGACGAGAACCTGGCGCAGTACACCACCGCCACGCGGGCGCTGCTGAACGCGGTGGGCGACCGGCTGGCCGCCGAAGCGTCGCAGTCCCTGGCCGAAGGGCTGAACGCGGGTGAAGACCTGGACGAGCTGAAGACGCGGATGACCACGTTGTTCGCGGCCGACGGGACACAGCTCGGGCCCGGACGCGCTGAGCGCATCGCGATGACTGAAGCCACCCGGGCCTTCAACGCGGGTACGTTGGCTGCTGCTCAGGCACTGACCGGCCCGGACCGGCCGCTGGTGAAGCAGTGGGTGACCCGGCGGGACGCACGCGTCCGTGAAGCGCACGCGGACACGAACGGCCAGCTTCAGCTGCTGGACGAGCCGTTCGACGTGTCCGGCACACCGATGCAGTATCCGGGCGATCCGACGGCCCCGGCGTCGCTCACCGTAAACTGCCGGTGCGTGATGCGTACGGCTGTCGCTGAAGGGAACCGGGAAGTGGACCAGGACGACATGTCGGCCGCCGACGGCCAGGACTTCCAGTCGAAGATGCCCGCTCAGTTGAAGCGGTACTGGCTGACCGGCGAAGGCGCCGCGAAGATCGGCTGGGGGACCCCTGGTTCCTTCGATCGGTGCGTCAGCAGCCTGCGTGACGACTTCCCGCAGGACCCCGAAGGGCTGTGCGCGAACCTGTACCACGAAGCAACCGGGAAGTGGCCCGGTCAGAACAAGTCGGGCGCCGACGTCCACACGGGCGCCATGCTGGCGCTGATGCCCACCGTGGAAGACGCGCAGCGGCTGGCGCTCGAAGGCGGGGAACCGGCGGATCAGCTGCACCTGACGCTGTTCTACCTGGGCGACGCGGTGGACTGGTCCGAGCAGCAGCGCGGGGACCTGATCAGCCGCGTGGCCGCCGCTGCCCGGTACCTGAAGCCGGTGGCCGGTCGCGTCTTCGGCGGCGCGCAGTGGAACCCCACCAGCGACGAACCGGCCTGGGTCTGGAACGTGGGCGACGACCTGGACCAGGACTCGTCCCGGCTTCAGGACGCGAAGTACGAGATCACGTACGCGCTCGAAGACGGCCACAACGACCCGGAACTTCCCCAGCAGTACAGCCCATGGGCGCCGCACATCTGCGCGGTGTACGGGCCGGACGACTGGGGGTCGGTCCTGGCTGACCGCGTCGGGCCGGTCACCTTCGACCGCGTCCGCGTCGCCTTCGCTGGCCAGTACACGGACATCCCGCTGACCGGCGCCGCGCTCGGGACTCTGGCTGATGTGGACTACATCGAGCCTGCGGACGAAGTCGAGTACGAGCAGCCGCCGCAGCTGCTCACCTGGTCCACCCCGGGCGCCACGGCGCTGGCCTTCGAGAACCAGCAGACTGGTGACGGCCGCGTGTTCGCACCGGGCGCCTTGTACTGGGCTGGTGGTCCGTGGCCGCTTCAGTACGCGGACGAGATGAACGGCGGCCACGACGGCGCGCGGCTGGCGGGCGCCATCTTCGACATGAGCCGCGACGGGGACCGGGTCGCTGGCGCCGGTGTCCTGTACCTGACCCAGCAGGCCGGGGTGGAATCGGCCATGCTGCTGTCCCAGGGGGCGCCGCTGGGCGTCAGCGTGGACCTGGATGACGTCGACCTGGAAGTGTCCGTCCCCGACGCGGAAGGCGCTCAGATCGACGCACAGCCCGTTTACGCGGCGCGCCTGGTGACCGCGTCCCTGCTGCCACTGCCGGACGGCGGCTGGCACCTGAAGGGCGAGACGGCCACCGAATACACCGCCAGCGGGGCGAGCACGGTTGGTGAGTCCAGCCGCGTGGACATCGTCGTGGACCGGGACGGCCGCATCCCGTCGGACGCGTTCCAGATCAGCGCGGCGGCCGGTGACGCGGACGTCCAGGGTGAAGTCATCCAGCGGCAGATGTCCGGCGAAGTGCTGATGCGGATCACGCGGGCGCGCATCCGGGGCGCCACGCTCGTGTCCATCCCCGCGTACGCGGACGCCCGGATCGTCCTGGACGACATGTCGATGTTCGCGGCAGCCGACACGGTGACCGCATCGGCTGCGGGCAACCCGTACGAAGTCGTGGTCCGGTGCGTGCGGAAGAGCCTGACCCCCATGACGGCGGCCGACGTGGCGAAGCTGACCGGTGTCCGGATCGGGGACGTCCGTCGTTACCTGGCCCGAGCTGCGAAGAAGGGGCAGGTAACGCGGCTGGTCCACGGTCGCTATGTCGGTCCGTCGACTGCGAGTGTCAACCTGTTTCGTGGTAACCTGTCTTCATGCGGACAGGACGGTACGACAACAGCAAGCGCGGAAGCGGACTCGGCATCGAGCGGGACCAGCCGGACACAGTCTGGTGCGTCTGTGGGTGCGGACGGCGGATCGACCAGGGCGGAAAGCGGTTCAAGTTCCGTGACCAGGGGTGGTTCCACCAGTCCTGTTACCGCGCGCTCGAACGTGCCGGACGTCTTCCCGGGAACGAGTGCCGGGAATGTGGCGCGCCCCTCGAATCCCGCCAGGCAGTCCGATGCAGCGACTGCGGCGGCGGTCCCGCTGCCAACCGGGACAAGCTGGTCCGGCGCCGGTACCACTTCGTCCGCACCTACGGGATCAGCGCAGCCGACGCTGAACGACTCTTCGCAGACCAGGGCGGACGCTGCGCCATCTGCGGGGACGGAATCACGCTCTTCGACCCGGACAGCGACCGGGACACCGCGTACCTTGACCACTGTCACGGCACCGGACGCAACCGCGCGTTCCTGTGCCAGCCCTGTAACAGCGGACTCGGGCACTTCCGGGACGACCCACAGCGGCTCGAACGCGCAGCCGCCTACCTTCGCGAACATGGACGGTGACATGAGGATCACACCGAAGCAGCCCGACGAGCTGGACGAGATGGCCGCGTCCGGTGCGCCGGACGAGCAGATGGAAGGCCACGAAGACATGGAAGCCAGCGCGTGGTCCGCGATGCGGAACCTGCCCGCGATGCCCGCCGCGTGGTTCGCGGCGCCGACCGCCGAAGAGCTGCCGCCCGGCGGACCCGGGGTCAACTACCGGGACGGCCGGATCTTCGGCTGGGTGGCACAGGCCGGTGAACCGCACGCGGGGTACGCGCAGCGGGTCACGATCGACACCCTGGGCCGGATCGACACGACACACTTCCTGCGCCAGCGGTTCACCCTGGATGACGGCTCGACCGTGAAGGCGGGCGCGTTCACCATGAACGTGGGCCACCACCGGGACGGCGCCGAATGCGAGACGAGCGCGTGTCAGTTCGATGACACCCGGACCGTGGCGGGCATCGTGACGGTGGGCATGTCGGACCGGGGGATGTGGTTCAGCGGCGCGGCTGCGCCCTGGATGTCCGACTGGGACCGGTCGGTCTTCATGGCCACCCAGCCGAGTTACCACATGAAGAAGGGTCCGTCCGGGAACTGGCAGCTGCGCGCCGTCCTGGCCGTACCGGTCCCGGGCCACTCGTCCCCGCTGCTGGCGTCCGCCGTGGTCGACCGCGCGAACATGGCGCTGACGGCCGCCGCGACGATGGCCGAAGTGGAAGAGGCCGTGGCCGCAGCCGAAGCGGCACAGGCTGCGGACGAGCTGATCCAGCACGACCAGGACAGCGGCCACTACCCCGAGCAGGCGCCGGTGGTGCAGCTAGGTGGCTTCGATTACGACCGGCTGGCGGACGCCCTGGTGGCCGCGATGGGACGTGCCGAGCAGCAGAAGCTGGACGAGCAGGCGGAACTGGAAGCCCTGCTGGCCGAAGGCCGTAAGCTGGACGGCGACACCGGAACCGAAGGGGACTGATCCATATGGCTTGTGGCTGCTCGAAGGGACGCGCGGGCGCGGCTGGCGCGTCCGCGTCCGGCGGTGGCACGTTCCGCGTACTCGTGAGCGGGCGCCAGGTGTACGAGTCGTCCAGCAAGGAAGCCGCCGACGCGGTGGCTTCCCGCTTCCAGAACGCGCAGATCCTGCCGCCCGGAACGCCCAACCCCACCTGATCTTCCAGCTTGACATCCGCACCCTGACCGGCCGCCGCTTCGCGCTATGATGGCAACATCGCGACGCTGGCGGTAGGCCGGTCCCTTCACAGAATGGATCGAGTCGCCCCATGGCTGACATCTACGAACTTCCGGACGACGTCTCACAGCTCACGGACGCGGCGCTGGAAGAGAACCTGGCCGCAGCCGTCCGGTCCTTCCGGACGGTGTCCAGCACCAACGTGGTCACCCCGCAGACCCTGCCGAACCTGCGGTCCCTGAAGGCGTCCATCCAGGCCCTGAAGGACGAGCAGGAAGCGCGGCTGACGGCCGCCGCTGAGGCAGCCGCCGAGATCGACGCGCTGACCGCCGACGTCTTCGGGGACGAGACGGACGACGCGACCGCCGACGCGACCGGCGACGAGACGGACGCGGCCGACGGTGCGGACGACGAGACGGACGACGTCACCGCCGACGCGACCACCGAGACGGCGAAGCCCGAGCAGGTGGCCACCGTGACCGCTGCGGCCACGCGGCGCACGAGCCTGAACCTGTCGGCCGTCCGGGCGAAGCAGGCCGGTGGCGGCGGTTCCCTGTCGCGCTTCATCCAGCCGGAAGGCCGGTCCACCATCGAGCTGACGGCGGCCGTGGACGTGCCCGGCTTCCGTCCCGGCCAGACCTTCGACCTGCCCGACGTCACGTCGGCAGTCATCCGGCGCGCGCAGTCGCTGACCACCGCTGGCGGCGGTGTCGGCATGGTGGCGTCGTACCAGCTGCCGTTCCCGGACGAGCTGATCGTGAACGACGCGACGAGCGCGCCGGAAGGATCGCTGGCCACCATCAAGGCGGCCGACCAGTCACGGCTGGAAGGCGGGTCGCTGACCGCGTCCGGCGGCTGGTGCGCGCCGTCCGAGACGGTGTACGGCTTCACCGAGCGGTCGTGCCCGGACATGCTCTGGGACCTGCCGGAAGTCCAGCTGAACCGGGGTGGCCTGCGGTTCTTCCGGGAACCGATCCTGGACGTGAACGCCATGACCTGGGTCCACACCGAGCAGGACGACGTGGCGGGCAACACGAAGCCCTGTTTCGTGATCCCCTGCCCGACCCCGCTCGAAGTGCGCGCCGAAGCGCAGGGTGTCTGCCTTCAGTACGGCATCCTGACCAGCCGCTTCTTCCCCGAGCTGATCGACATGTACGTGCGGCAGTCCATGGTGGCGCACGAGATCCGCATGAAGACGCGTGCGTACGACCAGGCGCGTGCGGCGGCCACGGCCGTGACCACCACCGCGTCCTTCGCTGCCTTCAGCGCGGTGTACGGCGCCGTGGCGCTGCACGCGGCGGACATGATCGAGCGGTTCAACCTGTGTGAGGGGACCGCACTCGAAGTCGTCTTCCCGTACTGGACCCGCAACCTGTTCCTGGCGGACATCGCGCGCCAGCAGGGCCGTGACATCGCGGACCTGGACCCGGGGATCATTGCGGCTGCGTTCGCGCGTCTCGGTGTCTCGGTGCAGTGGGCGCGCGGCCTGGCGCCGGACGTCCCGACCAACATCGGCGGCGCCGTCCCGGCGGTCGCGTGGCCCGCTGACGTGGAATTCCTGATCCACGAAGCGGGCGCGTTCCAGCTCGGGCGTGGTCCGGAAGTCAACCTGGGCATCATCATCGACAGCACGACGATGGCGACCAACGACGCGAAGCAGTTCAGCGAAGAGGCGGTGGCGCTGATCGACCGCGCCGGTACCGCCCGCCGCGTGACCGTCACCGTGTGCCCCAACGGCACGGTGGGCGCCCAGGCCGCTGCTGCCTGCCCCATCGCCTGATCCGTCCCAGGCGACACGAAGGGGCGCCAGCTTCCCGCTGGCGCCCCTTCGGCGTGTCCCGGCTAGTCGCGGCCGTACGGGCAGCGGACGAAGACAGCGCCGTCTTCCAGCACGTCCACCTGGACGTCACCCGTCTGCGTCCATCCTCGCATTTCGGCGGCCACCCCGTCGGCCACCCGCTTGTTCTTCGCGTCCAGCTCGAAGTCCACCAGGACCGTGACGCTGTCGCCGTGGCCGGTCACGAACATGCCAGCGTGCTTGTACTTCCTGGCGCTCGGGCTGACGTTCCAGCCAGCGGCGCGCAGTCGGCGGCTGACGGTCGCGCCGACACGGTTGGTGCTGCGGTTCCCGCGATTCCTGGGCAGTACACCGGCCATGGTCCCTCGTTCCTTCGCTATGGTTGCTTACAAGGAAGACGATACAGCGCGGGGGCAGCTGGTGCAACCCCCGCGCCGGAATCAGTCCAGCAACGTGGCCGGAACGTCGAAGGCACGAGCAACCAGCAGCTTGCGCGCGATGCGCCGGACGTGCGGGTCGGTCGGCTCGACCGGCGTCCCCTGGTACGGCGACAGCAGTGTGAACACGTAATCAAACGCTTCGAAGTCGTCCTGAGTGACGCGGCCCTGGCGGTACAGGTCGTCCACCTTGTCCAGGCTGGCGCTGGACATCCGCCACACGTCGCAGTCTTCGCACTTCAGCTCGAAGTGATAGTTGCCCGGCTCGTTCCGGGTCGTGCAGGGGTCGGACTCATCGCGGTGCTTACGACTGTCGGTCACGCCAGACATGTCTGTCCTTTCGGTTCGCGGGACG